GCTTTGGCGCGGCGGAACGATCCGTAGCGGCGGGTGACGTAGTGGTGCATGGCGAGGATTTGGGACTTGGGGTCGAGGCCGTGGCGGATTCCGCTGCGGCTGGTCACGGTGCGCCAGGTCGAGCGCGTCATCGCGTGGCCCTCCTGCGAAGCGGTGCAGTTAGAGCCCGTTCAACGTCCCAGCCGAGAGCCAATCGTCGCGCCACGGTGCCGTATTGCAGTGAGCAGTAATCGCTTTGCACCCAATCGACGAGTGGCTTTGTTATGCCGTTGATCGTGATGAGGTGATTGGTGTCCTTGTTTCTTGATTGCGTCTTGACGGTTGCCCACCGGCAATTCTCCGGGGAATAACCGAGTGAATTGTCGATGCGATCTATTGACAGATCGGCGGCGTACCCATTTGCAAGAGCCCACTCTTGGAATGGCTCAAACTTATGCCACTCCGTACAGACGCTGAGCGCTTTGGATTGGTAGGATCGCTGGTGAGGGTTCCGGCATCGCGAGTGCATGTTCTTCCAGATTCGGTAGAGCCGGGTGCCAACCATGCCGTGATCGAGTCGGTTAGGGCGTTCGCGTCGAATGCACCCACACGACTTTGTGTCGCCACGCTTCAGTCCTGACATTCGGTATAGCCTCACGGTGCCGCAATCACATAGAGCCTCAACGCGAAGAATGCGGTGCTCGTCCATAGCCGAGTACCCAGTTAGTGCAAGTCGTCCAAATCGCTGTCCGATTGTTGCCTTCAACATCTTAGTACCACCCCCGTTTTCGATGGAACGACCGTGCCGCGCTCATTGAGCCATAGCGGTCATTGCAGTAGTGATAAAGCGCCAGAATTTGCGCGCGAGGCTCTAGCGAGTGCTTGATGCCGTGCCGCTTCGTCATTGACACCCAGGACCGGGAGATAAAGCCGTTCAGGCCATGCGACGAGGATCGGGGGTTCTTGGCGGTCGTGCGGCCACCGGACTCGCGCCAGATGATCCAGACGGCGGCATCGACATCGGATTTCGGGAGCTTCGGGAGCGCGGCGCGGACTTCGGCAGCGAGTTGGGCTTTGGTGAGGGTGACCCGGGAGTGGCCATCACGCTTCTCCCGGGTTTGTTTTTGAGAGGAGATTTGCGTCATGGCAGGCTTGATTCGGCCAAGGGCCGTTCTCACCTCCATGAACTCAGTCGTGGTTTGGCGGTCGATGCCGCTGGTGAGGAGAGCCGCTGGGGTTGCCTGCGGCAGGTCGATGATGCGGACCTGGGTTGGATCTGGTTGCCGTATTGCGATCTGCCAGAGTCCGTAGGCGGTGATAAAGCTCAGGGCGGCCATGCCCAGAAAGTCTAGGGGTCTCATGCGGGCACCTCGACCAGCGTTTCGACTGGCGGCTCATCCTCGGCCGTTGGCTCGATCGGGAAGCCGAGCGCGGCGATTGCAGCGCGCTCATTGGCAATCGACAGCAGCAGGAAAAAGCGGTTATCCGCGATACCGCACGCAAGGTCTCCGGCATCGTCCTGCTCAAGCACGATCTCCGAATCCGGGCTGTTGCTCGTGTCGCCCGGCACTCGGAACCGGCGTGTCATTGGCTTGAATTTCATTGGGCTACCTCAATCGTCAGGTCGTAAGAAATCGCTTCCGGCTTTTCGTGGATCGCAATCAGGGGCTCGTGGCCGAGTTCGCGCATCCTTGTCCAAGCGGCGGTCCTTTCTTCGTGTGTCGGGTCACCGGCGCACAGAATGTTCACCTCGATGAGGTCGCAACCGGTGAAAAGCGGCCCCCACTCGGCGCGGTATTTGCTCAAGGGGTCGGGGCAGAACGTGCCGGTGAGCTTGCCGTCCTTGATTGAGCGCAGAACGGCGCGCAGGCAGGCTTCGACCATTGCGGCCGAGAGTTCGGCGGGCGTTGGATCGGGAACGTGGATGACTTCGCCGGAGGGGTTGAAGATGGTGGTCATGCTTCACCCCGTGCCTTCGCGAGTGCGGATTCTGCGGCGAATAGCAAGTGTTCTCCGCCCTGCATTGAGGCCACATACCGTCGCACCACTTCGTAAAGATCAGGCGCGGCGGCGATCAGGTGCGCGTTGGCAAACATCTCGACTTCCCCTTCTTCGGTCATGTCGTCGTGGGGAATCTTCGCGATGGGCTCAATCAGATTGACGCGCTTACTGCCGATGATCTCTGATGACTTGCCGCATTCATCGTAGGCGAACCGCCACGGGCCGGGCGTGAATTTCGTATCGGTCGACATCAGCCCTTAACCTCCATCAGCTTGCGCCCGTGATACTTGGGCTTGATCCACTTCGTCAGGAACCCGCCGGGGGATTTGTCGGCAATCAGCATGAGCGCGACTTCGACCGGTACGGCGTCGTAGGCCCACACTGCGCCCGAGTGGAAGGAGACCGTCAGCGTGTTCTCGGCCCAGGAAGCGGTATCGATGACAGCGGAGTCAAGTCGGGCCTTGAGTGTGAGAATGCGTCCCCCGGGCTTTACCGGGGGCTTGGTTGCGGCGGGCTTTCTCATCGTCCGTCCTCGTCGTCGTCGTAGATGCCCCAGCGGAAGTCGAGATCGCGGCTCATCGGGCGAGCCCCTTTGATCCGAGGTAGGCCCGAACCGCGTCCCGCTCGTTGCGGTGGCCGGTCGTGGTTTCGACTAGTTGGCCGTTTTCGTAGATGTCCCACACTGGGGAGCCGAAAGCCTTCGAGTCGGCGGTGTTTCGCCGGGCGGTGATCTTGGTCGTTGCGGTCTGTGCCATCTGTATCTCCTTCCGGGGACCGGTTCCAGCGGTCATCCCGTAGGACATATTATGGCTATCGCTTTACGCTATGTCAAGGGGTGTAAGGGACTTTTTTCGAAATTTCCCGTATGAGCATGGCGGCTTGGCTCTTTAGGTCTGGATCGTCCGATTTGACCAGCACTGCGAGCGCGAACTCGCGGGCGGTTTCCATGAATTCCGTGGAATATGCGGGGGTCTGAAGTCCTAGTAGGTCCGCAATCTGGGTCCAGGCATCGTCAGAAGCGGGCTCGTGTTGCCCGTTGAGCCATCCATGAATTGTTTGCCGGGAGACTCCCATTTTCCCAGCTAGCCAGGTTATATTCACCCTTCCGCGCTCGGCGTATCCCTTCACCATGCGTTTCGCGTCGGCGCTTGAAAGCATTTTCCAGATTGTACAAAGAAAAAGCCTTACACCCCTTGACACGTTGTCAGATGCCGGGTTACAATGGTCGCATGGGTGTAACACCTACCTTAACCCGCGCTGAGGCCGTCGCCCTCTACCATGAGAGCCGTTCGCTGCCCAGTGCCGACGAAATAGCCCGCCGTGCCGGAGTTTCCCGGCAAACCCTCTACCTCTGGGTCAAGGCGGAAAATGAAAAGGCCCCGTGCCCTGGAACGGCAACGGGACCCACGACCAACCCCGAGGGATCGGTTACAGATGGCTCTGTTATGCCCAATGTACCCGATGCCTCCATGACCGAACACAAGGAAGGCTAAAAAACATGCCTCAGATCAGTGGTGAAGTTCTCAGTCGGCAAGACTGGAATAAGGTTTCAGCAGCGAAGATTCAGACCGATGCCGGGATTACCGATGTCCGGTTCTGGCAGTCGGCGGCTTTCGCCGATGCGATTCAGAAGGGCGCAACCGTGACCCTCGAGCTCGAGAAGCGAGCGCAACGGGACGACCCCGAGAAGTTCGATGCGTTCATCGTGTCGTGCAACGGCGTTGGCGACCGACCCAATGGCGGCGGCGGGAATCGCCCCGGTGGCGGTGGTGGCCGTCCCCAGGAGAACCCGAAGGACAAGACGGCGGTCATGCTCACGAGCTACGCCAAAGACATGGCGGTCCACCTTTCCATGCCGATGGATGAAGCGGCTTTGGCCGTGACTACCGCGTTCCTGCAGATCCGCACGGCCATCGGCCCGGTGGTGAACACATGAAGCGCCGCCTCATCTTCGACGGTCAGATCGAGCCGCGTCTGTGGGCGTGGCGGGTGTTGTCCTTTCTCGGACCGCTCGACCTACTACACCGTGACCGTGGACATGGACACCGGGGAAACCCGATGCGAGTGCATGGACGCTTCGTGCCGTCGCAACCGGCTCAAGCCCTCAATCATCGAAGGGTGCTGCAAACATGCGCGGTTCGTCCTGCGCACTGCCAAATTGATGGAGGCTCAAAGTGAGCGCAGTAGCTTTTGATTACCCGGCACTCGTGCCGCTTGACATCGACTTCGCGATAGACCCGGTAACGGGCGAGATCGTCTCGGTCCAAGGGCACGAAGACTTCGTAGCCGACTCTGAGCAGAAGGTGGAATGGGTTCTCGGTCGGTTCCTTAACGTAGACGCGCAGATCGAAGCCGTAGACGGTTCGGAGATTGTCGAACAGGCCCGGCGGATAGTCGCCAATGCCGACGCCAAGAAGAAGCAACTGCTATCCATGCGCAAGGCGTTGGAATGGCGATTCCTGGCTGATCTTGAGGCGTGGGCGAAGGCTAACGCTCCGAGGGGTACCAAGACATGGCGCGGCATCATGGGCGCGATCAGTGTCCGCAAGAAGGCGGCCAAGGTCGTTGTCACCGATGAGGCAGAAGCCATTCGCACCCTTGAGAAGATGGGCGCGATCGACGCGATCAAGAAGTCTATCTGGCTTAGCAAGCTACCGGAAGGCATCGCTGACCGTGAAGGGTTCGCGATTGAGCCCGAGTCGGAAACGGCATCCGTGAAGACGGGCGCGGGGGTGGATAAGTGAGCCAAGAACTGTTTGACAACCTTGGAAGGCTGATTACCATGTTTCTGATTGGAGCGGTTACGGTCGGGCTGGTTATGTTTCTTTGGCTCCTTATTAAGATGATTGCAGAGATAACTAAGGAGATCAAATGAGCCGGGGCCAACTTTACGAGTCGTCACCGGCCAGCGTGACCAACCGACCCCGTGACCTGCGCATCGACCCGGCAACTGTCGCGCAACTTCGGCCCCGTCGCGAGTCGAAAGCGTGGGTCGCGTGGGTGCTGCTCGGCATGATGGCCGGGGCTTCGCTGGCGGGCATTGCCTATGAGCTCAAAGAGCGCTATCGCGGGGCTGACGTGCGGATGAGTCCAACCCATTCCGCAAATACAACGGAGGGCCCACGATGAGCGAGCAGAAACCAAAGACGATAACGCTGCGACGGTTGGAACCGGGAGATGATTTCCAAGACAGCGACCTCATAGGGCCAGCAAGGTCCGTAGGCAAAGCAGATGGGTCGCTAAAACGTTACCGCGAAGTCTCCCCCATCCCCGAGGGCTTCGAGGTGTGCGACCTTGAGGGCGCGACGAAGGTTCTGCTCGGGGAGACGTGGTGCGAAGTGGAAGACGAAAGCCTCGTTATTGATGGAATCCTTATTCACAAAGAGGTGTTCAGCACAGTCGGCATCCTCGCCATCCGCCCTATCCCGGAGCCGGAGCCTCGAAGCGGGGTTACCGTCGTTAAGGGGCACCCTCACAAGTACCCCGGAGACACAACTTGGGCCGATCTACCTGCCGACATCCCAGAGGGCACCCGCATTCGGTGGGAAGAAGTGGTCAAGGACGGTGGAGAATGAACCTACGCGAACACGTCATGGAAGCGGTTTCCGCCGTCGAAGTCACGGTCCCGGCTGGCGAGCTGCTGGAATTGCTCGACGAGCGCGATGCCCTCAAAGACCGGGTTTCGAGCCTTGAGTTCCGGCTAGGGTTCCGCGCGAGTGATTCGCCGATGCCTGCGACGATTGAGGCCCGCGCTGATGGCTCCATCGAGGGCGGTTGGGACATCCAAGACGGCGACGAGATGGTGACGGTCGAAGTGCCGCCGCCGGTTGGGGATTGCTCGTGCAAGGCTCCGGTCTTGCCAGATATCAAGGTTCACGGCTTTGCAAAAGTTTGCGCCGAGAATCTAGAGCGTGCGGTTTGCGGTTCTCGTCAGCCACCGAGCCAAGATGCCGAGATGGCGGCTCCGTTGCCGGCGCTCAAAGAGAAGTCGTTCGTATCCGACAAGGGCGCGGGGAAGCCGTCTGAGACGGTCGTGCCGTGGAAGGCCAGCTACACCCCGAATCAGTGCCGTCTCGCGTTGCAAATCTTCGCAGAAGGTCACCACGGCGTCACGGTCGCTTCACAGGCGAGAGTCACCAAGCAGACCGCGCACGACATCGGCAAAGCCTACGCGACTCAGATCGAGCACATGGCCGAGATGGGCGACAAAGAGCGCGAGCACTTCCTCGATTCCCTCTATCGCCAAATGCTTGCGCGTTGGGTGGCGGCGGGCAAAGACCCTGCGGTTCAGCCAGAACTCCCGGTGCCGACTAAGACCCTGAGCGAAGCCGCGAAGCCGGACAAGCCATCCAAGGGCAAGGCGGGAAACCTGTGAGCGGGGTCCGTGGGGTTTGGGTTGGCTCCCAGGATGCCCGCACCGATCGAAGCGACCGACGCGAAGGCGAGTCCGAATACATCGCCATGCTCAGCCCCGAATCGCGCGAATCCTACCGGGAATTCATGGCGCGAAGACATAGCCCCGACGAAGAACTCAAGGACTAAGAGACCATGCCTAACACTTACTCAATCGCACACCCCGTCGCTGCCATCGCCGAGCGGATGATCGAATCCTATCACCCTCGTCTGCGTGGCATTCGTATTGAATACCTTTGGCGCACTGAACCCGTCAAGCGTCGCAACCTGACCGAACTCGGAACCGTCGCAAAGATCACGGGGCGCAATGCGTTCCTTGCCAAAGACCCAGACCCCGAATTCGCATTGGTGGCCGTCGAGCCGGGTACCGCGTTCTTCTCGGTCGACGTGTGGATGCTTGGATGGGCAAAGCTCGAACATCCCGCCCGCGAGAAGCTCGTCGACCATCTGCTTTCCATGCTCGATGCCAAAGAAGTGGCCGACGAAGATTCGGGAATTGTGTCGATACAGCTCTCCATCAAGGCCCCTCCGATCCTTGCGTTTCCTGACGTGGAAGAAAGGCACCCGGAAGCCGAAGGCTACTTGGAGGCGATCGAGGACGCACTCGAAACAGCGGCAGAATCGCGCAAGGCGGCCCGCAAGCAAGATGCCGACACCAAGAAGGCCAAGCGCAAGCGAAAGGGCGCACAGCCGCCTTCGGAGAGTGTCCCCGACCAAGTGCAAACCCGCACGGAGAAGGTCGGCGACGAGACCTTGCTGATGACGGTCAGGGTCTCCGGCGGCGAGACGCGCATGGACATTGAATCCGTGTTCCAGCACTCCGAGAACGCCACTCTCGTCTCGGCAAAGCGTGTGGATTCCATCGACGAGGCCGAGGCATTCTTTGACGAGTTCTGCATCGGGCGCGCCCCGGCTTTTGCGGTCGTGGAAGGCACCGGCAAGCGGGCAAGCGCAAAGGCGGCGAGGGCATGAGCCACGAATGGGAAGAGATCCCGATCGAGGACGTGCAGCCCGGCGACGTGGCCCGGTGCAATGGGCACGAATGGCAGGTAGTGGAGACGATTTGGCCGTGTGGATGGGTGACGAAGGGCGACGGTCTTTCAAGCTATCCGCCTATTCAGTGCCGTGAACTCGGCTTCACCTTCTGGCGCAAAGTGAAGCGGGAGCCGAGGACGTGGCGCGGCACCGTGCGCGAACTGTTTCTGAATTGCCCGATTACATGGGGCGACGGAATCCGCGTCCGCATTACCGAAATCCTAGACGGCGAGGATGGGGCATGAGCGCCCTTACCCGCTACCGAGACATGAGCATCGATGCGCTTAAAGCCCTCATTAAGAGGACCGAGAACGAGCGCGCGAGGCACCGGCAAAAGTTTGGCGAATCCTCAACCGTTGCCAGCTTCGATACTCAGATTGCAGAGGCAAAGGACGAACTCAAGCGTAGGGATCAGCGATGAGACTAGGGGAGATTGTCCGTACTCCAGACGGAGACTTCTTGCGGTACGTTGCCGAGTGTGAGTACCTAGACCACGGCGATGGCCCTTTTTGGGAATTGAGCAGCGGGACATATTGGCGATGCGGCATTCCTGGCCTGGAGATCGTCACCGTTGCCGAACTGTTCGAGGCGGCAGGGCATCCGGCTCCGGAAGGGGCGAAGCTCTACCGATACTCTTGCGAACCTGAGTCACTCCCGCTTGATTGGATATGGCAGTGCAGCGGCAAGTCAGCGATATTTGACGACTTGAAGGGTGAGTGGGGGGTCGTATTCAATAACCCCCATTTCGTCGCCGATCCTGATCTATCCCGACTCCCTGCGCTGGACGCTTGGTATGCGCTTCCGGGAGTCATCAAGGCGGTGGTCAAGTGAGCAACCATATCGCGCTGTTCGATATCGAAGACAACGAGGTTTCTGAGCGTTGCCTTGAGTTCTTCGCGCCCTGTGACCCGCCAACATCAACGCACCAGGCAAAGAAGATCGTCAAGGCGGGCAGGTTCTCGAAGCTTGCCGACAAGCCGGAACTCCGAAACGCTCGCGAGTTCTGGACGGGGCTTCTTGCGCAGTACCGACCTAACAAACCTTTCGATGGTCCGGTATCGCTTACGCTTCGCTTTTGCTACCCGTTCCCGGCATCTGCGACCAAGAAGTCACGCATGTACGGCCATGCCTGGAAGGTGACGCGTCCGGACTGCTCGAACGCCGCCAAGACCGTTGAAGATATCTTGGTTGCGCTGCTGTTCATGAGCGATGACAACCAGGTCGCGCGGCTCGTTGTCGAAAAGAAGCTCTCGGAAGCGCCGGGCCTGTACGTCTGCATCGAGAAGTTGAAGGATTAGCACTTACTAACATGAATAAAGAGCCACGGACAAAGGCAGGACAGGAACCCCTATATTTTTTTCTACGTGGAGTAGACACTGGCAATTCGCGCACGGCGGAATTACCGGCACAATGGGAGAAGCATAATGGCTAAGGATTCAAGATGGGTCCGGCTGAATGTTGGGTGGGACGAATCGACATGGCTTGAGGAGTTGCCTTGGGCCGTTCGCGCCGTTTGGCCTATCATCTTGTGTCACGTCAAAGTATTCGGTTCCGCAGGTCGTTGCCCGGTCCCATCCTGGGCAAGGTTCGCACGCGGCCATGACATCCCATCGGAATTCGTCAATGCCCTCGTCGAAGCCGCAACCGCAGACGGTGCCCTGATCATCGAGGACGGGTACATGACGGTCTCGAACTGGAACGCATACCAGGGCTCCGATTCCGCCGAGCGGGTCAAATCACACCGAGAGCGACGAGCAAAGACCGACGATGTAACGGAGCGTAACAATGGTGTAACGGGTGTAACGTTACAGGGCGTTACAAGCGATGATGAAACGTTACCCTGTCACGCGACAGAGACAGGGACAGAGACAGGGACAGGGACAATGACAAAGACACCTTCCGGAAGGGGTGTTGGGGAAACCAAACTCCGGTCCATCCTCCTGGAGGTTCCCGCCTTTGCCAAATCACCCCCTGCGGCGGGCAAGTTGGATGAACTCATCGAAGACTTTTCCGAACTCGGCGAAGCGGCGATCCTTCGCCATGCCAAAGCTGCCAGGGATTGGGCACTGGAACCCAAAACCCGGTACGCCAGGTCGCCAGACAAACCCGCCGATGGCGTGAAGTTTCTGCGAAATTGGCTCGAAAAGGAACTCAGGGACCAGCACAAGAACGGCCACGGCAAGCCGCCAGAGGAACCTGAGCCGACCGGATGCCGGTACACCCACGAGGAACTTGAGAGGCTAACCTCGTGATGGCCCTTGAACGCGAAATCGAAGTGCCTTACGAACTCGGCTTCGAGGAGTATTTCCTGGGTTCGGTCTTCCTTGGCGCCGGAAAGAAACCCGTGCTCCGTGCGTCTTCGCGGCTCGTCGCCCCGGAGATGTTCGGCAATCCCATCAACCAGCGAATCTACGCGGCCATGCTCGAAATGCTCGAAAAGGGCATTGAGGAACCGGACCCCGTGCTCGTGCTTCGCCACATGGGCAAGCGAATTGGAGACCGGCAACGCATCGAGGACGTGATGCTCCGGGCCAGCGAAAGCGTGAGCACTCCGGCGAATTGGCGGCACTACGCGGCCCACATCAGGGAGGCTTGGCAAAAGCGCGAGTGCATTTCCCAGTACCAAAAAATGATCGAGGTCGCCGCCAACCCGGAAACGACTTCGCGGGATCTCATGCGGGCTCATGACCGAATCGGCCGGAAATTGGGGCTTGGCGGCAACCCGTCCATCGATGCCGCTGAAGTCGACCTTTCGAGCAAAAAGGGCCACGCCGGGCTTCCTTCCGGGTTCGCGTTCATCGACCGCGCAGTCGTGTCTCGCGGCTACATCGAAGGCCAAACTAGCCTGATCGTAGCCGGGCAGAAGGTCGGCAAGACGTCGGTGATGATCTCGTTCGTCAACGCCAATCCCGGCAAGCGCATCGGCTTCGTCACACTCGAAATGACCCCGGAACAGATCCTGCTCGGATGCGTCAAGCAGATCCACGGCACCTACCGGCCATCGGGTGACGTGTTCGAGGATGCGGACCACCAAGACGCACTCGAAGCCATCCGAAAGCGGCCCGTGGTGTTCTTCGACGGCACCCAATCCGAGGGCGAAACCACCATCGAGGAAGTCTGCGCATGGGCGATTGACGAGCACGACCTGGAGCCAATCGACGCCTTGGTGCTCGACTACGTGCAGCTGCTCTCGACTTCGGAGCGGACCGGCTTTGATTCGGTTCGCGAAATGTCCATCGTCAGCCGCAAGCTGGTGAAGCTCTCGAAGCGGCTTGGTATCCCGGTGCTCGCCGGTTCTCAGGCCACCGAGAAGGACGGCGTTTTGGTCACGAAGCAGGCCCGCAAGTTCGAGGAAGACGCCGGGCTCGTGGTGAACCTGACCCGGAAACTCGACGACAACGTGGGCAAGATGCGAATTAAGCTCAACCGGTTCGGGCCTTCAGGGCTTGAAGCGCCGGTGACTTGGGACGCCCAGTACCTGCGCTATTCGGAGGTCGGATGAACCCGGCACACATGGACGGGGGACGGACCGGCCATTTTGCCGCCTGGCATTCGATTCTAGGCGGGTCAATGACGTTTCAGGTGATTTTGTACGCCATGGCAAAAACAGGGGCCTTAAATCGAAAATTATCAGGGGTTACGCCATGACCATCACCCCCAAAGACGACCGTCCGCCGTGGTCCATGCAGCGCATCCTCGATGCGTGGCGCGCCGTCGAAATCGGCACGTCGAAGGACTTCCGGCTCGACTACCCGACGGTGGCCAGGGGCAAGGAAGCGGGCGACGACGAGGTAGAGGCCCATCGCTATGTCGCCTCGTTGCCGTGCTACGATCGCGCCCGGCCCGTGATTGTTTGGCGCATCGTCGATGACCGTTCGCTGCGCGAGTTCCGGGTGGTTCGTGCCGGCGAAACAATCCCGGAGGCACTTCGCCGCCTTCAGTGGACGGACCTGCTGATTTACCCGCCATCGAACACGCTTCTCGTGGCCGTTGAGGACATGGCTTGGTGGCGGTATCGGGCCTTCAAGATGGAGCTTCGCCGCGAGGTTCAGGTCAACCCGTACCGTGGCCGGTCCCGCATGGATCTCGTGTCCTGCGTCCATGTGCGAACGAACTTGAGCGTCCCGGCGAAGGGCATCGTGGATTCGTTTGGGAGGGTTTGGTGATCGACCTTCGCCAATGTGACTGCCTGGAGGTCATGCGGACGCTCGACTCGGAGTCGGTTAACTGCATCGTCACGAGCCCGCCCTACTGGGGATTGCGAGATTATGGGAGTCCCGGTCAGTTGGGGCTCGAACCGACCTTCGCTGAGTACCTATCGAAGTTGGTCGCGATCTTCGATGAGTGCCGAAGGGTGCTCAGGAAGGATGGCACCTGTTGGGTGAATATGGGCGACTCTTACTCGTCGGGCGGTCGCGGATCGCACGGGTCGCTTACCACCAAGCAAGCATCGAATTCGGCGAGCCGCGGTGTTCCAAGGCCCAACTCCCCCGCATCGGCCAAGAACCTCATCGGGCAACCCTGGCGACTCGCGTTCGCGCTCCAGGATGCGGGCTGGATTCTGCGCTCGGATATCATCTGGCACAAACCGAACCCTATGCCTGAGAGCGTTCAGGACAGGCCGACGCGGGCTCACGAGTACGTGTTCCTCTTCGTCAAAAGCCAAAAGTATTGGTACGACGCCGAAGCGATTCGGGAAAACAGTGAAACAACCGTGCATCGAAACACACCGCCCACTGATAAATATGCTCACGGCCTGACGCCTAGCGAAGTGGTCGGGCGTCCTGTTCAGCGTGGCGGGCGAGCATTGGCTTACGCTTACCCGAATGGGATTCCGTTCCGCAACGTTCGCACGGTTTGGAAGATTGCAACGCAGTCGTACCCCGAAGCACACTTCGCAACCTTCCCGGAAGAATTGCCCAAGCGGTGCATCTTGGCAGGGTGCCCCGAGGGCGGAACCGTGCTCGATCCGTTCGCTGGCAGCGGAACTACCCTTGCGGTTGCCATCCGGCTCGGACGACAGGCGATTGGGATTGAACTCAACGAGTCGTATTGCGAACTTGCTCGTCGTCGGATCGCGGCGGAAACTCCAAGCCTGTTCGCGGGGATCGATGACTAAATTTCTCGCAGGTCTTGCAACTTTCCGGCCCAGTTTGGTAGTCTTACATTCGGGAGGGGCAAGTTGGCTCTCCATCCCCAGAATTTCAAGGGCTCGGAATCGCTAAAGCGGTCCCGGGCTTTTCTCATAGGCCCTTACCGTGACGCATATCCTTCGCCCCGTGGTCGTCGTCACCAACGGATCGACCCAAAGTCCAGACGGGGCACCTAAAACCCAGAGCGCGGAGCGAGCGCGGCAATAGTGAGCCCGACGGCTTCGACTGCGCGGTGACCTTCGCGCCCTGGGGCAAGATTTGGCCGGACCCTCTACGAATCCTCAACTGTCCGAGGTCAGCGGCCATCGGGCGGCATAGTCCGCCCTTCGATTTTCGCCACCTGTAGCTCACCGGCATGAGCGCTTGCCCGGAAGGGTTGGAGGCAGCGGGTTCGATCCCCGTCGGTGGCAACAATTCAGCCCAACGGGGCGACACGAGCCAGAGCCCGCAAGGGACTGAGCATAAGACTGAGATAGACAAGACGCACGAAAATCCTCTCTAGCCCCGGTAAGGCATTACGCTTCGCCTGTTCCTTTCCCGAACGCCGGGGTAATTTTCTTATGGCTATCAACGATCCCAAGCTGGCAGAACTTACGAAAGACGGCAACTTCGTCGGCAAGGTCCGGGCCGTGCTCGAAGACCTTGAGCGGCTAGGCGAGGACGGCAAGATATTCGAGGCCAAGCGCACTGTCGAACAGCAACGCGAGAAGGTTCGTCTCGGCTACTCCAAAACCATGCGGTCCTACCATCTCAAGCGTGGCAGTGACAATGGCGGCAAGGCGGCGGACATCGCAGACCGTGAGAAGGCGTGGAACGCGAGCAGGCGGTTCTGGTTCATCGTCGGCGCTTCGTGCCATGCGCGTGGAATTGGCTGGGGGGGCGTCTTCGGTCGCAACCGCAAACAAAAAGCGGCATTCCTTCAGGCGGTATCAACTCTCAGGCTCGCAGGCTGGCCGATGTCTCATCCGGCGTATCAGTGCCCGATTGGATGGGACCCGGCGCACGTGCAATCAGATTCAAATTGGTAGAGGCTTATGTGGTTTGCCGAGATTGTGGTATCCGATTCGTGGCTGATCTTCATTGGCAGCGTGTTCGTTGCGCAGGTCCTAGCGGCTGCCGCCTGGGCGGTCAGGACTAATAACGCGGTGGATGCGCTCAAGAACCAAATAAAGCACCTTGACGAGAAGGTAGAGCACAGCATCCGCCCTTTTGACGGGCAACGCGATCGGCACGAAGCATTGGACCGTCGCGTGGTCATGCTCGAGGAACAGGGCCGAACGATTTTCAAGGCCATCGAGAAGATGGATTCCAAACTAGACCGCCTCATCGAGCGGGAGGACAAACACGCATGAATTGGAAGCAGATTTTAGCAGGCGCGGTAAGCGGATTCGTGGCGGCGTTCGTGGTTGACCTGAACGCATGGAGCAAGGCCAAAGAGGGCGAATCGTTCTCTTGGTCGTTGGCTGTAAAGCGCTGGATCGCTGGCGCGGTGAGTGGCGCAACGGCGGCGCTCGGCATGGGTCAGTTCTAGGGCCATCATGTTCGCCCGCAAGTCCGAGGACTCCCCGAACCTGTTCGTCCTGGGCGGGTCTAAGTGCCCCGAGTGGGTTCTGACGATTGAGGAACTTGACGAACTGCGCGACAGCATCGACCTCGTGAGGCCCCGGCCCATGGTCACAATCACCCGGCCAGAGGCTCCCGATATCGTGCCATCGGTCATGTGGCGCAAGAAGGACAGGAACCAGGAGGCTTGACGGTATGGCAATGACTGCAGCCCAGATATTCGAGGAGGTCGAGCGTCGCGGCGAAAGGCTCTTTATCGAGGACGGGAAATTGGTTCTGACTCCCGGCAAAGTCGATGACGAGTTTTTTGAGGTGCTGAAGGCTCACCGTGTAGAACTCAAGGAGTTGACACTCCTTCGTGAAATGCGCAGGTTCTTTCCTGGCTACGGGAAGCAGGTCACATGCCCAAACGGTGACAAATGCACAGTCGTCGGCGCATCGCCAGAAGGGTTGTTGGTCCGAAGTGAAGTCGGAATGCCCTGCTACTGGATCTCGTTCGCAGAATTGGAAGGCAAATGAAGAAGTTACTCATACTCTCGTCCCTGATCCTGGCAAGCGTCACCCCGGCCCAAGAGATTGGCGGCGCGTGGTTCGTGACCAAGGGGAGCTCTCAGCCGGTCGCATTGGTGCCCGTGGCCCGTGTAGATGACCTGTTCGGCCTCTCGTGGCTCGATCTGGACCTGAGCCTCATGGTTCGCCCTACCGATGGCGTCCGGCTCGGTGGTGCGGCTACCCTGGGCTTCGCGCTCAACCCCCAGCGGACAGCGTTTGCCACTATCGGCGTGGGTGGCCTGGCAGGTGATCGGTTCGAGTGGTCAAGCGTTCGCCCTGGGCTCGTGTTCGGCGTCGCGGTGAGGTTCTAAGGAGGCCATCTGGGCGCACCACACAGAAAAGTAGGCGAAGACGCCAAGGTCGACGCGAGGCGAATCGAAGTCGCGGCCCTTCTCCTTGAAGGACTCAGCCTCTCCGAAATCGCAACCCGCACCGGGGTCTCGAAATCCCAGGCCCATCGGGACGTTGAAGCCGTCCGCCAAGACTGGCGCGGCGAAGCCAGGACGAGCATTCAGGAGCACATCGAGGCCCAACTGGGTGAACTGACGGCGCTGAAGGACGCGATCAGGCCCGATGCCGTCAACCCTGAAAGCGACCGCCAGCACGCGTCCATCGACCGCATGGTGAAGTTGCTCGAGCGCGAAGCAAAGCTGCTTGGACTTGATGGGCCAACAAGGACCGACGTAACCACGGGCGGCCAACCGCTTGGCAAGATGACCCCGGAGGAAATTGAACGAAGCGCCCTCGAAATACTCCGCCGACGAGCTGGCGATACTGCAAACGTGGATCGCTCAGAAGACTAGTTACCTCGAATGGTACCGGTCAACAATCCCGGCATCGTATTCGGTCCCCAGGCACGTTGAGTACATCTGCGGGCTCGTTCAGAAGGTCATCGACGGCGAGATACAACGGCTTGCGATCAGCACCCCGCCAGGGCATGGCAAGTCAGAGACGCTAAGTAGGCGTTTACCGCTCTACTGGGCTCAGCGCAACCCAGAGGACGCTATCGTTCTCACCGGGTACTCGCAGACGTTCGCAGACAAGAACCTGAGCTACCAGGCCCGTGAACTCGCAAGGGAACTCGGGTTGCTCGGTGACAAGGCAACGGCCCTTGACGAGTGGCGCTTCAAGAGTGGCGCTCGGCTCGTTTCGCGCGGTGTCGGTTCGGCACCAACCGGAATCAACCCGATCAGCCTGCTCGTTTGCGACGACCCGATAAAGGACCGTGCGCAGGCGGCGTCAGAGGTCCAACGAGAGAATATCTGGCAGTGGTGGCAAGGCTCCATCATTCAGCGGTTTTTGCCCCGTACCCGCGCGGTGGTTATTGCCACCCGATGGCACGAGGACGATCTCATAGGACGGCTGAAGGCAAGCAAAGACGAGACTTGGACTTTCGTCAATCTGCCCGCGATCGCGATTGAGGATGACCCGATGGGGCGTGAGGCCGGACAGGCGCTATGGCCCGAAGCCAAGCCTATCGAGTTCCTAGAAGCCCAAAGGCTTGCAATGGGCGATTACGAATTCCAAGCCCTCTTTCAGGGCAACCCTAGCCCGCGCGAAGGCTCGTTCTTCAAGGTGGGCATGGTGGAGATCGTGGACGCGGCTCCAGCCGGGCTCCCGACGGTTAGGGCGTGGGACTACGGCGCATCAGAAGCATCCGGAGACCCGACAGAGGGCGTTCGCATGTGTGGTCCTGACAAGACGGGCTACTATTACATCGAGGGCGTCACGGGGGACCAATGGGGGACCGATGAGCGAGACCGCCAGATGGTCCAAACGGCAGGACTCGACGGGCGAGAAGTTCGCATCCGATTACCGCAAGAGCCAGGCGCAGCGGGTAAGAGCATGGCCCTCTACCATATCCGAATGCTGGCAGGGTTCAGCGTTCGGGCGTATCCGATCAGCGGCGACAAGATGTTCAGGGCTGACCCGTTATCGGCTCAGGTCAACGCCGGGAATGTGAAGCTCGTGAAGGGTGACTGGAACCGGGCGCTCATTGAAGAGTTCAGGCAGTTTCCGAACGGCAAGTTTGATAACAAGGTAGATGCCTGCGCAGACGCGTTTACTGACCTTGCTGGCGTTCGCGAGATTACGTTTTACTGATGACACCACTCGATCTGTTTTGGTACGTGTTCGCGGTCATCGCGGGGGTGTCGCTCGGTGCGCTGATCGCGTTCGTGCCCTGGATTCTGTTCGCGGCGATGGTTGGCGCGGCTAAGTCAAAGACCCCGGCGAAGACTGAATAATGGCTAGATTCTTTGACTGTGTGTTCGAGGGCGTCAAGGCCATGACGACGAGCCAGCCGACATCGGTTGCGCACCCTTACGACCTATCGGCCTACGCGAACATCTTCCCCGAGATCGCGCGGGATTCGCGGTTCCGGCCAACGTGGAAGAACAGCACCGTCATGGCGGCGGTCAAGTATGTCGGTCGCATCTTCCCCGAGGCCCGTTGCTACATTGAGGCACCCGGCAAGGAAGGAATCAGCGCGGCAGTTGAGAATCACGCGCTCACGAAGCTCCTGCGCAGGCCAAACCCTGGATACTCGGGGCGGCTCTTGTGGCAGGCAACGCTCGCGAGTCTGATCCTTGACGACAACGCGTACTGGCTCAAGGTGCGGTCAAACTCGACTCGCCCGGCTGAACTCTGGTATCTGCCTCATCATCTGATGCGGGTGATTCGCGAGGGTTCGGACTACGTGACCGCCTACGAGTACCAAACCCAAGGCGGCCCGGTCTACTATCGGCCCAAGGATATCGTTCACTTCCGAGACGGCATCGACCCCGAATCAACCGGGCGCGGGCTTCGCAAGATGGAGGCGCTTGGCGAGGAGATTCTTACCGACAACGAGGCCAGCGCATACGCGTGGTGGACGCTTCGCAATGTCGGCGTGAGCCCGTTCATGGTCTCGCCAAAGGGCGATTACACTATCAATGAGACCCAGGCCGACGAGCTGAAGCGACGAATTCACGACGCGGGCCGGGACATGAACCGGGGCAAGCCCCTCGTTCCGAATGTCGCGATCGAGGTTAGCAAGCTCGGTTCGACGGTCGAAGAGATGGCGCTCGACAAAGTACGGCGCTGGCCGGTTGACAAGATTCTTTCGGTCATCGGACTTAACTCGATGGTCCTCAATCTTCCAAGCGAGAGTAAGACTTTCGCGAACATGAAGGAAGCCCGCGAGGCCGTGATGGAAGAGTACATCTGCCCGACGCAGGCACTAATCTCGGACACCATCGAAGGATTCCTGCTCCCCGACTTCAGCAACAACGCCGAGGAGCGGCTGGCGTGGGATCTGTCCCGTGTCAGGGTTCTCCAAGAAGACCAGAACGCGCTATCGAAGCGAACCCTCGAAGAGTGGAAGCTTCGAACCATCGACCGGGCTGAGACTCGCGGGAAGCTCGGGCACCGTGTCACCCCTGAAGATGAGGGCGTGTGGTACGAACCTGCAGCGGCACCGGTGACCGATCCAAAGGCCGAAGACGCTGAAGAGCCGCCCAAGTCTGACCCCATGAAGTCGTGGGAGCAGGCTATGGCTAAGAAGTGGCAGGAGCGGGCAGCGGGTTATTCCCCTACTTCGTAGCCGATGTATCGGTTGAACAACATCATCGGTAGCCGGTCGCGTAGGCCACGCTTTATTGCATCCGCCCTATCGACTGACCCAAACCGCAAGATGGCCTCTTCCGTGGTTATTCCAGTTAGCCATCCAATAAGCACCAACCGATCATTGTCGGGAAGTTGCATCCCTGCGTAATCGGGCTGGCTCTGCAAGAGCTTTAATATTGAATGCGCGCTGTTCATGGTTTCTCAGCAGGTGATGTGCAAAAACTCGGGAGGCGTCCCTTTGGGCCTCGTGAGTCCATCAAAGAAGCCGTCGGAGAAGTTCACGCCGCCCCAGTCATCTCGGTTTGATCCGCGAACCGGCAGGTCGTCAGGCAGGTCTTTCAGGAGTTCGCGCAGTTCGCCAACGGTCATAAGGGGTAATTCCCAGGCGTGAAACCTATCGTCATCGGTAATCATGAACCAAGTATATCCGGCGTACATCGAAATCAAGCGGGCAGGGCCGGGCAATGTACTCCTGTCCGCGTTCCGTGACCTTGACTCGTTCACGTTCCAAGGCATCGAGGATGCGCTGGCAAACCTGCGAAGGACCGGCGACCTTGACGCATTCGAGGAATCAGTCATTGAGCATCTTCAGGAAGCGCACACCCGTGGCGTGATTCTCGGTCGCAACTGGGCGGGCGACATGGCGCCCCGCGAACTTGACGACGAACTCTTTGCCGGTCGCGCAGTCGAAAAGGAACTCGTCTACTTTGAAGGGTTCATGCAAGACCTTCGCGGCGGGCGTTATGGCAACCCCGAAGACGGATTCACGACCGGAGCCGATGCCCGGCTGAGGATGTACGGCAGCAAGGTCGGCGGGACCATGAACGAGGTGTTCGTCCTGGCTTCGCCGGATACCGATTCGTTCAAGTGGGTAATGCTGGCCGACGAGCACTGCGACGACTGCCCGCGTTGGGCGTCCGGAGGCCCGTACAGCAAGCAAGATTTACCGGCTCATCCTCGTGATGGCTCCAGCCAATGCCGTACTAACTGCCGGTGCGTTCTTGTCAGGGGGTCGGACGGGATGCCTGGACCGCCTCCGTTTGGGCTGGACCTCTAAAGAAAACCAATGGAACATCTATTCCTCGAACTCAAAAGCGCGAACCTCTCCGACGCAGGCGAACTCTCGGGTTACGGCAACGTAACCGGGAACCTTGACCGTGCGGGCGAGATCGTCATGCCCGGCGCATACAAGAACCTTGACGAGTTTGTTCGTTCCGGGTTTGGCGCGGTCGGTCACGATTGGAAGCAACCCGTCGCCATGATCGCAGAGGCCCGCGAGGACGCAAACGGACTCTATGTGCGAATGCCGTTCCACACGACCCAGGAAGCCCAGGACTGCCGCAAGATCGTTCAAGAGCGGTTGGCGGCGGGCAAGACGGTTGGCCTTTCGATCGGGTACCGAGTGCTCGAGGACGAATGGAAGACCACCGAGGGCAAGCAGGTCCGGTACCTGAAGTCATTGGAAGTTTATGAAGTTTCGGTAGTGACGGTGCCCGCCAATCCGGCGGCGCTCGTTCTATCGGCAAAGGGCGGCAAGGTTGACATGCCGCTCGAAGATCACACGCTCTGCATGGTTGACGCGCTGGAGCAGTGGGTAGGCCGTTTGAAAGCAAGGTCGGACGACCGCGTGAAGGCTGGAAGGACTCTTTCCGGCTCGACGCGCGACTGTATGTCCCGCGCTTGTGAGGCGATGATGGAAGCCCACGCAAGGCTGAGCGAACTCATGGAGTCTACGGACAAACCCAAAGAGATCGACCAGGAACTTGCGGCGCTCCAGATTGCCGCGCTTACTCGCCAAGCTGCACGTCGCGGCATGGCGCTCTAAATCCCCAACAAGGAAACCAAACCAATGTCAACTACAATCGACGAGAAGATTGTGGGGCTCAACGCCCTGCATGACTCGAAGCAGGCCGAGGTCGATAAGCTGCTGGCAAAGCTCAACACGGGCTCTGACACTGCCGCTGAAGACCTGGCAAACATCAAGAAGCTCCAAGACGAGCAGGTCGTTATCGAGGGCCAAGTCGAAGCGTTCAAGGGCATCTCCGACCGCAACAGTGCGGCGGCGGCGTTCAAGTCGAAAGCGGCGGGTTCTGCCAACGCCATCAACGCCGAGATGAAGCATTCCGGCGCTCGCATCTTGGGCGTCACTGAGGGCGGCGAGACCGTCATCGACACCGACTCCAAGGGCAAGTCTATTGCCTATTCGAGCGGCGAACACCTTCTGTCTGAAAAGCAGATGAAGGCGATCAGCGATGACAGCTACTTCAAGGCGTTCGACGCCTACGTTCGTCGCGCGGGCGATCTTGACCAGCTCGACAGCATGGACCGAAAGATCCTCGCGGAGGGCACCGACACGGCGGGCGGATACCTCGTCCCCGTTCAGATGCTTCGCGAACTCATCATGAAGAAACCGGCTCCGACGCGGGTTTCGGGAAGGGTTCGACGCATCCCGGTCTCATCGAAAGAGGTCGTGCTTCCGCGCGTCGTCTATTCGACCGACAACATCTATTCGACAGGCGTTCGCGTCACGCTCACCGGCGAGCAGCCCGCAGCGGCAACCACGGCGCGGGTCACTGATCCGGTGTTCGGTCAGACGCGAATCAGTATCGGTACTTGGATGATGTCCATGCCGCTGACGAACGATCTGCTCGAGGACAGCTACTTCCCGCTCTTGGGTTGGGCTACTGAGCACTTCGGCGATACCGACCGGCTCCTTGAGGACAACCAGATCCTCAACGGTACGGGAATCGGCACGCGTCCGCACGGCATCTTCAAGAATCCGGGCGGCACTGATGAACCGGCGGTCACGCTTTCGAGCACGGCCAACAACATCGACGCGACCCAGATTCGCCAACTCCCCTACGATGTGCCCGAGCAGTACATCAACGAGAACACCGCATGGGTGTTCAACCGCGGTTCGGTCGGTAAGACCCTCGCGGGACTCGCGGGCGTGTCGGGTGAGTTCATCTTCCGGATGGGCGACTATGACAATGGCCTCGGCCAGCGTCACCCCGACTCTTTGGCAGGCGATCCAATCGTCTACTCGGCGTTCTGCGCAGACATTGCCGACGGCGCGTTCGTTGGCGTCTACGGTGACCTGCGCGGCTACTACCTGGCAAACCACACCGGGTTCTCGGTTCGGGTTCTCACTGAGATCTATGCCGAGACGAACCAAGTCGTCATGCTCGGTCGCAAGCGGTTCGGCGGTGTTGTCGCGGAGCCGTTCCGGATGCGCGTTCTCAAGTCCGACAACGCATAAGGAGAAATGCACAAATGGAACGATTAGCAAAGAACGTTGAAATTCGCCGCATTGTCCCTGATGCGACTGCGGCCACGACCTTCATCCTCGCGGCGGGTACGTCTGATGTCAACACTGGCCCTATCGACACCCGCGGCTACAACGAACTCACGATCATCTTCATGTCGGGCACGATGGCCGCGTCATCCTCGATTGATCTTGCTCTCCAGTATTCGGATAACGATTCCGACTGGACGGCGGTCACGAGCGGGACGACTGCCCAGGTGACGGCAACGGATGACAACAAGGTAAGCGTTGTCAATATCTCGGACCTGCAACACCGGTACTACCGGCTCGCGGTTACCCGTGGAGACGGCGGAAACGCCACGATTGACGGCGTGATTGCGCTGCTGTCTAAGCCGGTTCAGGCTGGCATCACGCAGGGTGCGACCGTTGATGACACGCTCATCATGACCAACGTCTAAAAGACCGACACTACGAAGGCCCCTGAACCAACCGGGGGCCTTGCTTCTTGAACCACTTATGAAACTACTCGAAGTCTCCGAAACCCTCTACACGGTAGAGATGAACGACGGATCGAAGGTGCGATGCACACCGCGCGAGGCGCTTGAACTTGGCGGGTGGGACGCTGAAACCAAGGCGAAACTCGAACGGATTGCGCGCGACTCTCCGCACTCGGCAGAGGCTAAGGCCATCGCACGGGTCACGGCTGAAGACAAGGCCGTCAAGCGGGCATCGGCAACGAAGGCCCGAACCAAAGACGATTCTGAATAATGACTATCTCCGGCGCTGATGTGGTGGCCCTGCTGGAGTCGATGGGCGTTGACGCCTCGCTCCCGATGGCAGAGGCGGAACTGGACGCGGCTGAACTTTGGTGGCAGGACGCCACGAACTCGGCCCCGTTCCTATCGGCCTCGGCTTCATGGACCTTCGAGCCCGAGGATGTCATGTTCGACGACGGCGCGGGTCAGTGGTACATCAAGACCCCCAACTACCTGACTGCCATTTCAGCGTTCACCGTTGCAGGCGTTGCGATGGTAGACGGGACCGATTACACGCTGCTCCCCGACAACCAGACCCAGAAGACCCGGATCATGTTCACGGGCGCACCTTGGACCGTTGAGCGGGCCGCGATTGACCTCACGGTTACCCAGGGATGGGCGAGTGAGTACCCGGCTGACGCAGGGCTCGCGATCATCAAGAAAGCGGCGGCGGAAGTCCTTGCGACGGTTGATGACGACATCGGCGCAGGCGGTCGGTTGACTCAGGGGCCGGTGACGATCCAAGAAGGCAAGGAGTCCAGGTCGCAACGGCTCGCAAAGACTTCGATGGATGTAGCGGCTCGTTACCGCAGGTTTTAAGCTATGAAACTCCTTTCTTATGACCCTGAAGCGATGGTGCTCGAAGTCGAAATGCTTGGCGGGCGCATGACGCTCACCGTGGATGAGGCCTCTGAGTACGGGCGATATCCGTACCACACGGCGCTCGAACTGCGCGAGCTGATGGTAGGGCTTGGGCTGAAGGTGCCCGAGGTACCGAAGTCGCTCAACCTCTCGCCCGCGGGCAAGCCAAAGCCAGCACTGACGGACGAGCAGGCCAAGGAAGCGGCGGCGAATCAGGCGGCCTATGAACGGGCAATGGCAGAGCGGCGAAAGACCAAGAAGGTGAAGAAGTAAATGGGCACTGCAGCGAATCCTCTCCCGGTAACCGTCCTGAGCGGTCCTAATGCGTCGTTCAAGACATCGGCGGGCGTGAAGGTCTCGGTGCCTGTCGGCTCGGACGTGGTGGCACCCCTCAAGTTCCGGCTTGACGAGAACGACCTGGGCCTGACCTACGACTCCACGAACGATAAGGTGTTTCTCGTCGCCAGCGTGGACGCCTCCACGACCTACGAGCGAAACGAATTTAGCTACGAACTCACGCGCACGGGCTCGAACTGGGAGTACACGGCGGACTCGACGCACTTTGGCGCGGCGGGCATTCAGCCGGGCTCGACTCGCGACTTTGATGCTCGAATCGTCCTTCAGCGTGACTCGGGCGCGGGTGTGTTCAAGCGCGAAGCATCTTCGCAGTTCACCCTCACCATTGACCGGCCCAACGTGTTCTCTCTGGCTGAAATCTCAGGGTTGCAGGGCTGGTGGGATGCGTGGGATCTGATCGATGACTACGACCACGGCGATTCGGTAGGGACTTGGATTGACCGTTCCCTTTATGGTCGCGACTTCTACGAAGCAACCAACCTGCCGATGATGAAGTTCGACAACTTCGGTCGTCCATGCCTGAAGTTCGACGGCACGAACGACAAGCTCACCACGATCATTCGCGGCGATACCGGCAACCCTGGAAACGTCATTGCACCCCTCACGTTCTTTGCGGTGTGCCGAATCCGGGAAGTACCGGCGACCGCCAAGACTGTGGCCCGGATCGGTGCCACGGTCCCGATTGACCTTCAGGTGGACGACGGCGCGTCGGCGGGCGTCCTGGGCCTTGCAACTGACACCAGCACAGTGAACGTCGCCCTCGAAGGCGGCAAGGTTTGCTTGCTCTCGGTGTCTAAGGTCGCGGCGGGCGCGATCATCGCTTACCACAACATTACGGCGGGCTCAGGTGGCGCGGCTTCCACGGCGGCGCACACAAGCGGCCCTATCGTCATCGGCTCGGACGGCACGACGTTCCCAGAGGTCGATATCTTCGAGTGCGCTCAGTTCAACGTCGTTCTTTCGGCGGGCAACCTTGATAAAATTCAACGTGCGCTGACCAGTAAATGGGGGGTCAACCTCTAATGAGTAGCGGTGGCCACTGCGCACCTGTGCGATTGTCGCCTGATGCTGTTCATCGCTTGCGCAAGCAATTCGACAGGCTCTACGGAGCTAAATCACGGGGCGGCATAGTCGTGCCAGCCATTCCGATGTCCTTTGCAAACGTTAGCGAATCTCGCAACGCGATTCCGGTTCATTGCTCCTACTGCCGGTCGCGCAAGGAATCAGAAGTGACGCGGTGCCGCAATTGTGGAGCGTCGCGGTAGCCAGTGAGATTCCCTCACACCGGCTATTGGAAGCAGGCCCAGGCCAACGCCTCTGGCAACGTGCAGACGGCCACCACGCGCGACGGGCGCGGGGTTCGCATTCGGTGTCAGGCGACTCCGCTCGATGCCGCGACCGCGTTCGACAAGACCGGGAACGGCGAGCTGCGCAACCCCTTTGAGTTGTTCCTTCCGTTCGCGCAGGGGACGCTGATGCAGGCCGGGGACGATATCACGCTCGACAATCACCCCGGCAAGGTGTTCCGAATCTCCACGAAGCCGGTTCCGTGGGATGCCATTCGCCGGATTCGGTATGTCCATGCCGTCGTTGAGCAGTTAGACCACACAGAAGCATGAGCGACACTCCGAACGCGGTTGAGATTTACCTGGCTTGGCTTTTGCCGATCCTTGAGGCGGTAGACCCTGAGGCGAACCCGGTTCAGCTTGGCGCACAGCCGATGCTACCAATCAAGGTTCGTCCGTATTGGCGGGTTCAGATTCCAATCGTTCCAGAAGAGCCATTCTCGCTCAGCCACCGACGCCACCGGATGGTGACGACGATTACGCTGATGAGGCTCTACACGGACACCGAGACGCCTTTGCTGGTCCTGCAAAGCCGGGAAGCGCAGAAGCTCAAGGATGCGCTGATGGAGAACGCTCCGAGGCCGTTTGCGGGCGCATTGGAACCGATGGTGGAGCAGACGGTTTACGACGAGCGCGACGGCGGCGACGACCAGGCGGCAATGGAGCAGGCATACCAAACCACGGTCGTGTTTCAGGTCAGCGTGGTGCGGCCGATTGTGACGCCAAGGGATTAATGGGCACCTATCATTCACCCCAGGCTCTTGCGGCGGCGCAGAAGCGGAAGTTTGACGCCTGCATTCGCTCGCTCAAGGTCGAGCATTGGGAGCTAGGCAAGACGATGGCCTACGAAGCCGCGATGCTCTCAAGCGGCGGGACTTCGAGCGCAGAACTTGCGCGCATGGGTCACCCGTTCGGAAGGGGAAGGGGCCGAAAGAACGTCATGGTCGGCGCGAAGGCGTTCGTCACAACCGGCAAGAAGGGCGCGAAGATGACCATGAAGGGCGGCACTCGTCACCGGGTCAACCTGAGCGGCAAGAACGCGATGTCGGCTCCACTGCTACCCATCAACGTCCAAACGGGACGGTTGCTGAGGGGTTGGCGATTGATGCCCCGGCAGTCGAGGGCCATGCAAGTGTTGATCCTCCAGAACGTGTCGCCGGAGTCCAAGTTCGTGCTGAGGCCGGGCGGGACCAAGAACATGGTCGACCGTGGTTTCTGGAAGGAACTGAAGAAGATTTGGAAGGAAGAGAACCGGCGAACGGTTCAGAGGTCTCGATACATCATCCTGCGCGAAATGAGCGCGGCGTAAGGGTCACAAAACAATGGGAATCACAACGCAGGCACTTTACACAGACGCGGCCACGCTCTCGATGGAGTCCGTCAACTGGGTCCACGATATCCAGGCGTGGTCTTGGGATGCCGGGGCCATCTTTGCCGATGGCAAGGGCATCAACACGATTTACGAAAAGGAAGTGCTCGTCGGTCGCGCTACCACGTGGGACTTCGACATGCACCAGAGTTCAGGCGCCACTGAAGCCTCTCCTGGCTCAGACCCAGACGACTGGGAAGAGAAAACGGGGCTCGATGTCACCACGATCACGATCGGCGGCGTTGTCTACGTCACCCGTTGCAAAAGCATCGGCTACAACTTGGTGAACAAACCCACCAAGACAGATGGCAAGGCAATCAACGATGTCGACGGATTCCCCGTTCGTGGGCGGCTTGGCCTGACCTTCGACGTGGAGCTGATGGAGGCGACGGGCGACGGCGATTCGCCAATCATCTACAATCTCGCAAAAGAAGCGACCCGCGCCAACTTCCAGGGCGCGTCGGCGGTCTGTTACGGCACCTATTCGTTCGTGATTGGGAACGTCCCGTTCGCGGGGAATGCGTCGTTCTCGAAGCCGGTGCTCAAGGTCACGAACGATGACATCCAGATTCTATCGCTTTCGATCACGAACCGGGGCACGCCAACCACCATCCCGACTTCGGGCGCGTCGTCTCACGTGCTCGCTATCGCGGCATTCGCTTCGCCTCCGGTGTGCGCTTTCGACTTCAGAACGGGTCGAAACACCATGGCGGGGAATGCTTACATTCACTCGCTCAGGGGCACGGCGAACGCTGACGCCATCATCTCGATGTCGGGCCGGTTGCAGGCGCGGGGCACGGTCACCTACGGAACGGCCTAGCGATCCTTTGACCGGTTGAATTCATCCAGCATTTCACGGGCGGGCGGGAGTTGCTTACCTGTCCGCTCAAAGTAGTCCTCGCGTGCTCGTTCCATGAACCTCAACCGAGATTCTTCGGACGCGCGGCCTATTTCCAGACCCCAGAGAAACCAAGCGACGACGATTGCCATGATGCCGCCAACGAAGACGGCCAGCGCAGTTTTCCACCAATTCACCCCTTCAGGATAACACAAGGAGTCTATGTCACTCAAAGAAAAGGTAACCGGAACCCCGGCACTGGGCACGCTCGAGGCACTGATGGCCGAGTGCAAGCCCAAGACAACCGAGATCGTCGTCGTCGTCGAAAAGCGGTTGCTTCTGTTCAAAGCGTTCGGCAGCATCACCGACTGGGACAATCTCAAGAAAGACGCGCAGAAGTGGGCGGTACGGCTCGGCAAGAACAAGGTCGGGGCACAAGTCACCACGGGGAACTATGGATATGACGCCTCGTGTTGGGTGCTCGCTCAGACGATGGTCGGCAGCTTCATGGAGTTCGATGAGCCCGAACCCGGCAAGTATAAGGGCATCGGCGAGATTGAACCGGCTTGGACCTATGCGCAATGGCTCGAGCTCGCGCGGGTCATCTCGGGCACGACCTTTGAGAATATCAGCCGCCAAGTCGATGCTCAGCAGACCGAGAGTGCTCGGGCCGAGTTCCTAGGGACGGTGCAACGCGAGGGGGAAGACTAAAGCGCGACGATAGTGACTCACGCCTCTATCGGTTGCGCCTTCTGATTGCCCGCGAATTCATCCACGTCCATCCTGACGAGTGGACCCCTGACCAAGAAAAGCAAGCGGCGAGTTACCTCGCGCTGGCATGGCTTGAACAAGCCGAAAAGAAAGACCGACCAACCTAATGGCTACCGTCATCGACACACTGATTACGCAGTACAAAATGGACGCGGATCAGTACGAGCGCGAATCCAAGAAGGTCAAGCGTGCGACCGATGACATGGGCGATTCCGCCGGTAAGACGGGCGGACTTCTCTCGGATCTAATGAAGGCGACTTCTATCGGCTCGCTTCCCGGCGGCGGGCTGGCTGACCTGGCAAAGTTCGGCGCTCAGCTTGGTATCGCCATCGTCGGGTTGACGTCCGTGGTTCCGTTTCTCGTTGGTGCGCTTCAAGGGCTTATGCCGCTACTGCTGGCGGCGTCTACCGGGTTCGCGAACTTCACGCTCGCGTTAATGGCTAAGCCGTTCCTTGACGCGGCGGCGGAAATGGATTCCATGAAGCGGGCGCTTACGTCGCTGACGGGGAGTGCCGCCAATGCCGCGATCGTGTTTGCTCACCTTCGCGAAGTCGCTCGCGTTCCTGGCATCAACTTGCAGGGCGCAGTCGGCGGGTTTAACCAGATGTTCGCGGCTGGAATGGGCGCATCTCAGACCATCGAAACGCTTCGTGAGTTCGCGAACGCGCTCGCGCTCGTGGGCGGCGGTCCTGAGCAGATGCAGAACGTCATTACCGCCCTCACTCAGATCATGAGCAAGGGCGTCGGCGGCATCAAGGCTCTTGGCGAAGAGATTAACCAGCAGCTTGCCGAACACGTGCCACAGATTAAGCAGGCCATGTTGAAGGTCTTCGGGTCGGCGGATACCGAAGAGGTTGCGAAGAGGTTTGGCCACCTTACCGGCGCTCAGTTCATCGCGGCGATTGTCGAAGAACTCAAGAAAGGGCCGAGGGCAACAAGCGGAATCGCGAACGCCTTTGAGAACCTAAAGAGCACAATGTTCGTTGCAATGGCAAGCATCGGGGACGCTATCGCGGCGCACCTGTTGCCCGGTCTTGAAAAGGTCGCTCAACTGGTCGAATACCTGACTGAGACGGGCGTTCTTTCGGGCATTGCGGGCTCAATCGCGAAGGCTCTCGGGGCTGATAAGGCAGAGGAAGCCATGCCGCGGTTCGTCGCCATGATCGTGGCGGTCGTTGAGCAGATGCCGAACATCATCAACACCGCCAAGACGGTCTTCATGAGCATCCTTGAGGGCGGGCTGAAGCTGTTCGAGTACATGGTGACTGAAGTATCGCGAATGCAGCGAATGCTTGAGGACCAGATTGACGCGCTCCTTCCCGGCACGCCGATGAAGGACAACCGGGAGATGATGGACTGGGCTCGAAGTCAGGGCTTCATCGCGTCTCCGCCGGACATGAAGTCGCTATTTGAGACCGGGCGCGACGCAGGCATGAGCGCTGGTCGCTCCATCATGGACCGCGCTGACGAATTGCTCACGGGCATGAGGGGATGGAAGCCCAAAGACCCCGGCGCTATTCCTGACGAACTCAACAACCGGGGCAATGGCGGGAATGCTGTCGGCTCGGTGTCTGACCGAATCGCCGAGTACACGCGCGAGACGGCCCAGAACACCCGCGCCATGCGAGAGGCGATGCGCGACGCGATCATCGGCGGCGGGTTCTTTGGCTCGAAGGGCGTCACTCACCGAGAGGCGGCGCGGTTCGTTAATTCGGTGGTCGATTCCAGGGTCTAAAGCATGGCGGCGCAACCGGATTACATCGATATCGTGCTCGACAAGGGCGGGCAACGGCGCATGCTCCTCGAGCCGATTCGCTGGCACTGCAACGGCCAGGACTGGGACCAAGAATTCAGCACCGACGCCTACCACGACGCCGAGACGGGGCTTGTATTCCTTCGGCCCGCGTACTTCTACCCGGCGTGGCTGACATCGAACTCGGGCATCTATGCCAAGTTCCGCAAGGCTGATTACACGCTGACGACGAGCGCGTCATGGGCCGAACACACGGCATCGGGGGCCGGGAACTACTTCCTGTTCTCGCGAAACGTGAACGAAGCGGTCACGACGGCTTCTGTTCTTGGCTCGGTGAACCAGGCCATGCTCATCGCGTGGTTTGTGTGGGCTGATGGAGCCTATGCGGGCAACACCGACGACGGAACCCGGCTTGAATGCGGATGGGGCGCGGCGGGTTCGGCTGATAACGTCGCGTACTGCTCGCTCAAGTTCTTCCCGTCGGGCAGGGTCCAGGTTTACCGCTACAACGTCCTGATCGGCGAGTCGGACCTGTTCAGCCCAGATAATGGCGGCGGCTCGAATTCACGGACGAAGAGCGGCGGCCAGGGAGTGGCACAGCCCAAGAGCTTCCAGGCGTTCGCGCTCAGGCCGATGCTTGGCGGGCTTTTGGTCACATGCACCCAAACGGGGCGCTCGCACTTCTTCAGCTTCCCCGATATCGACGTAGACGCGGCGGGCGACTCGGCGCAGACGATCGTCCCCAATACGACCTTCTGGTGGTGGGTGCGCAACCCGGCGGGCGCAACGACGAACGTTCAGGCTGATGTGCAGCTCGCGAAGCTTCAGGCGGCTTCGTCCATGACGATCATCTCGAATCCGGTCTATCTCACTGAGGCACCGGGGGCACGGGGCCTCACAGTATCGCAGGTATTGGCCGGGGCTCTGACAGTCACGCAGACCATCGTCGAGGACGATGGCGTGACGCCTTACAACTCGAAAACAGGCACCGTGTTCCGCGTGAAGCTCGTGATCACAGGAACGGCGGCGAACAACGCCCTTTGGCATGTGCAGGGCGGTTGGCGCGGCGTTTCTGATGTCACAGACGGCACCGAAGAGATCCCGCTACTTATCGCGGGCGACGAGGACACCGAAGAGCAAGGAGCGGCGGCGGTCACGGAACTTTCGTTCTCGGTTCCTGATGACGTAGGCGGCGCGCGCGCATCGTTCACGCTTCGCAACCCGCAGCGCATCGCGGACGATTACGATGATCCAAAGATTCGCGAGCAGGCCAACCGTTCGTGCTTGATTCGGATTGGCGACGAAGGTTTCGAGAATCCGATCATCGACGGTCGCACCGATGCCCCGATTTGGAATGAGCATTGGAACGACGAACACGAGTCTATTGAGATTCACGTAACCGATGCTTGGAAGGCGTTCGAGAATTACCGATTTCCGTCGCGGTGGAGCCTATCCGCTTATACCTTTGCCGCCGCTTTAGAGTTCGTCGTAGAAGCGACCGGCGCTTTCAATTCAGAGGCTGACCCGCCGACGATTGACATTGAACAGGTCCCGAACTTCTTCCTGCCGAGAACGGGAATCATGGCCGACGATTCGATGGAGCCGATGATCAAGGTTGGCGACACGGCGGCGGATTGGGTGCGCAGATTGATGGACGATTACGCGCCGCTCGACTTCGCTTGCATTGTTCCGAGCCCTGAAGGGTCCAAGTTCGTCTTTCGCAGGATCTACGAATGAGGCTACACGAAGACGTAGCCGAAACCGCGATCAAGCTGATCATGGCGGCCCAGCGGCGTCGTA